TTCAATTTATAAATCCTAATAATTACACAAGAGTTGTTCCGATGTTAAATAAAAATACAAAAGTTCAATCAAATCATTTTAATGAACATACTTTTAATATTACACCACGCACGGGTCGTTTGATTTTGTTTCCTAATAACGTAGAACACATGGTTTTTCCCAACCCAACAAAAAAGGATAGGATTAGTTTAGCATTTAATCTTAAAGTATCATGGTAGTAAAATTTAATTATTATTGTTTTGAAAATGCAGTGCACCCTAAAATTTTAAACGAAATGATTAAAATGATGAAACAATCAAAAGATAAAGTAAAAGGTAACGTTGAAGATAAACCTGCAAGATCAAAGATAAGAGATTCATGGGTGACTTTTAGAAGCGACGCTTGGTTATATAAATACACTCATCCTTATGTAAGAAAAGCAAATCAAGAGGCAGGTTGGAATTTTCAATGGGAGATGACTGAACCTGCACAGTTAACAGCTTATACTAAAAAGCAACATTACAATTGGCACACCGATGCTTTTACTAGTATTCCTTCATCAGGACCTGAATGGAGAAAAGGAAAAATAAGAAAACTATCTAGTGTTTTATTGTTAAATGATGATTTTAAAGGTGGTGAGTTTCAAATTTCATATAAAAGCCACTATAAAGATATAGTAGAAACACCAAAGTTTATGCGTAAAGCAGGATCAATTATTATATTTCCAGGTTTTGTTTGGCATAGAGTAAAACCTGTAATATCAGGCACAAGATATAGTTTAACCCAGTGGCACGTAGGAGCACCTTATGTTTAAAAAACAACATCACGTTATTTTGAAAAATGCAATTAACCCTGAGTTTGCAAATTTTTTATTTAAATATTTTTTAATGAAAGAACAGGTTTGTTATACTTTAAAAACAATTAAATATCTTCCACCTAATTGTTGGGACTATGGCTTATTCAATGACAGCCAATGTAATAATGCATTTGCTACATATGGTGATATAGCTTTTGAAACATTGTTGGAACAATTAAAACCACAAATGGAAAAAGCCACAGGGATGCCTTTAATACCTACTTATGCTTATGCAAGATTGTATAGAGAAGGCTCTGAATTAAAAGCACATAAAGATAGAGACAGCTGTGATATTTCAACAACGTTATTCTTAGGAGGAGATAGATGGCCAATTTGGTTTAAAATTAAAGGTAAGAAAAAATACATTAATTTGAATCCAGGTGATATGATTGCATATAGAGGGACTATGTTAGAACATGGAAGAGATCCTTTTCATGGCTCTGGAGGGACTAATAATTTAATTTGTGCACAAGTTTTTTTACATTACAACAAAGCAGATATAAAAAACAGAAACCTTTATGATAACAGGCCTCATCTAGGTATCTTTGATAAATCGATTACAAAAGACGTAGTGATGGATGATAAGTAAAAAACTACAAAAGTTAATGCAAAATAAACAAGTAGGGCTTTTCAAAAAAGCTTATCACATGCCCTTTTCTTTTAATGATGTTTTTAGAATTATCAACGACATAAGTTTTCAAGTAGAAGCCAAAGGAGAACCGTACATAAATTATCAAAGCTGTGCACTAGATCAAGTCTTTCAAGTTTTAAATACTGAAGGTCATCCTTTTTTTAAACAATATGAAAAATGGTTAAATGATATGAAAATTTTTCATTATGGTTTTTGTGAGTTTGATATATTTTTAAGTTTTAAAGGAGTTAGAGGAAGAGCTCATGTAGACAGAGAAAGTGTTGTTATTCTAGGACTTGTAAACGACACACAATATTATTTTAATAATTTAGACAAAGTAGTTACGGTATCACCTGGAGATATTTTATTTATACCTCATGGCACTTTACACTGTGCAAGTTCTCACAAAGAAAGAATAGTTTTATCAGTAGGAATATATGGAAATAAAAGATAATTTTTTACCAAAAGACATATTTAAAAAACTACAAACTATTATGTATTCTGATGATATGGAATGGCATTATAGAGATGCTCAGGTTAAACCTACGGACGAAGAGTATTTTGTGCATTGTTTTTTTAATAACTCATTACCTTTATCGAGACATTTTTATTTAATGGATGATATTGTAACAAGTTTAAACGCTGCTGCTCTTATACAAATTAGAGCTAATCTAACTTTAAAAAAACCAAAACAATTAGAGTCTGGTTGGCATACCGACTATACAAATGAAAATTATTGTAAGACAGCTATTCTATATATGAACAACAATAATGGTTATACAAAATTAAAACATAATAACAAAATTAAAAAGATAAGTTGTAAAGAAAATAGAATACTTATCTTTGATGGCAACATAGAACACTGTGCAGGACTTACCACAGATACGAAAACAAGAATGGTTATAAATATAAATTATTATGGAGCAGATAGAAATTAAAAGAAAGTTTGATACTAAAGTTATTACATGGAAAGAAGCTATCAATAATTTAAATCAAAGCATTGAAAGCAACAAAGATGTAAGGCATATACCCCCTGCTTTTTGGGTAGCTCATCACGCACATGAAATGGCTAAAGTAAAAACAGTTCTTAAAAAATTAAAATTGAAATTTGCTCATTTATATATTAATTTTATAAAAAGCGATACTTTAGGTAAACACCATGATTGGCAAAACGTTTGGTTTTGGCAATGTCAAGGTAAAACGAAATGGATAATAAAAGAAAAGGAAGAATATATTCTATCACCTGGAGACTTAATTTATGTTCCAAAAAATTGGACACATGAAGTTATAGCCCTGTCTCATAGAATTGGAATATCAATGTCTGATACATGATAACAGTTTATGAAAATGTTTTTGATAATAGTTGGATAGCTTCGCTATCTTCTAATCTAGTTAAACAAGGATGGTTCGCTGATAACATAGCTAATCGTAAAACATGGCCTTATAAAGAATCAGGATCACACAGATTATTGGGTAACACTTTTTTCTATAGGCACAACGAAAACAATATAACTTACAATACCAATAAAGAATTGTCTTTATCTTTAGTAGATGCTTTTTTTCATATTCAAAAGGTCGTAAAGAAAAATATATTTCTAAAAGAAATTTCTGCTAATTTACAATTCAAAGGTATGGACGGCACTCCTCACATAGATGGAGGGCCAGATGATTATGCTTACATACTTTTATTGTGTAATGAAAAACTACCTAAGAATATCGGAGGTGAATTTATTCATTTACCTTCTAAAAGAAAAGTGCCTTTTGAATCAGGTAAATTAATAGAGATAAATGCTGTGGACAAACACCACGCTTTAAGTTTTAATAAACCTCACTATGCAAGGATGTCAATAAAATGGATGGGTCAAAAAATATAAATTTTATATACGAAGGTAAGATTTCTAAAAAACTTTGTAAAGAACTCATAGATCTCTATGAGTCAGGTGATAACTCTAATTATGCAAAATTAGAGGGAAGAGTAGGTAAAAATAAAATTAACAAAGAAATAAAAGAATGCACAGAATCTTTTTATACCGGCGATCAATTACCTATGTTATTTAAAAAAGAGTTACAAAAAAATGTTGAAGCATATAAAAAGAAATTTATTTATTGTGATAAGATGCAAGAAACGTGGGGTATTACTGAGCATGTTAAAATTCAAAAATATACTCCTGGTCAATATTATAAAGCATGGCACTTTGAAAACAATGGAGCAGAAGGTTTTATAGGAAGTAGATTTTTAGTTTTCATGGCTTATTTAAATACCGTTGAAGAAGGTGGACAAACAGAATATCTCTATCAAAATAAAAAATTTAAAGCAGAAAAAGGTAAATTACTTATATGGCCTGCGTATTGGACACACACTCATAGAGGATGCCCTGCTCTAAAAGAAACTAAGTATATAATAACAGGATGGTTTAATTATATATAATGGTTAGATTTGAAAACATAGACGGCTATTGTATTGTGATAAGTATAAAAGAGCACAAGAAAGTAAAAAACAAAATATTAAAACTTATTAAAAAAGTCCCTGAGACAACTGTTTATGAAAAAGGACAATGCATTAGAAATACAGATTATATTTATGGAAGAGAAGTAAAAAGAGAATACTTAGAATTTTTTTGGGAAGTCTTAAGACCTTATATGAAAGAGGCGATGCATAAGATGCATTGTGGTGCTTGGAACATAGACAATGGGTGGTTTCAACAATATACAGGAATGGATCAACATGACTGGCATCTACATGCTTCCACTCAGTTTGCAGGTGTATACTATTTAGAATTGCCTGATCCTAAATATGTAACAGAGTTTTACGACTATAAAACAAACAAGAAAACAAAATTAGTTCCATGTAAAGAAGGCGATGTTATCTTGTTTCCGGCTAACATGCCCCATCGTTCTAATACTACTTTCTTAAAAAGAAGAAGAACTGTCATTGCTTTTAATTGTAGTTTTGATCGACTAAATGAGGAGCCTATTAATGAAAAGCTCAAAAATAGTTGATAGGTTTAGTAAATATCTTACAGCTATAGAATATCCAAAAGAAAAAACTTCTTGGAATATTGCAGGCATTCTTAAAAGTCAAAATGCTTTTCTTAAATTTGACGTAAGAGATATGTATCAGTTACCTGATGGCTCACCTGCTCAAAGTGGGAGGACAGATTCTAAAGCAGACAAATTGGTTTTAGAGATGGAAGATGAATGGGTAATTTTAGATCTAGAAGAGTTTAATCCTTTTATAAAAAGAAATAAGATAAAATTAATTAAACTCAATGATTTAATACCCAAGCTAGAATGGACTATAAAACTACCAAAAGAGCCTGTGTAGAAAGACCAAATTAGATATTGTATAATTTGGAATGCCTTTAAGTTTTGTAGATATTAGACCTGGATTTAATAAACAGATAACCCCAACAGCTGCCGAGGGGCAGTATATTGATGGAGATAATGTAAGATTTAGATATGGTCTTCCAGAGAAAATTGGTGGTTGGGAGCAACTGACAGCCAGCACTTTAGTAGGAGCTGCACGAGCTCAACATCAATGGACAGATTTAGACGGTCGAAGATATGTGGTTATAGGAACTCACAAAGCTTTAATACTTTATTACTCTGAGGCATTCTATGATATTACTCCATTAGATGCCACAATCGCTGGTGCAACCTTTAACACTTCAAGTGGTTCAGCAACAGTTACAGTAAATTTAAATTCGCATGGATTAGAGGTTGGTGATTTGTTTACGTTTACTATATCTGTAGCTCCTACAGGTTTTGTTGCAAGTAATTTTTCTGGGACTTTTCAGGTAGTTACTGTTCCAACAATAAATAGTTTTACAATAACAATGCCTTTAACCTCTTCAGGGACAGCTTCTGCATCAGGCAGTGCTTCCATTAATCCTTACGTCAGACCAGGATCTTTAAACCAAACATTTGGTTTTGGATGGGGTACAGGTTTATGGAGTGGTAGTTTAGCTGGAGCGATATCCTCAACTTTAAACGGATCTTTAGCGGATGACGCTCAAGGAAATAATGGCTCAGCTACTAATATTACTTTAGTTGATGCTTCGTTGTTTCCAACGACTGGTGAAATTTTAGTTGGAGGTGAGTTGATAACTTACACTGGGAAGTCTTCCAATGACCTTACAGGAATTACAAGGGGTGCAAATGGTTCCACAAGGTCTGCACACTCTAACGGTGCCATAGTAGAAGACACTGCTGGATTTATTGCATGGGGTGAGGCATCATCCGCCAGCACGGTAGTATTACCTTCAGCTGATTGGTCCTTAGATAATTTTGGTCAAAACTTAGTGGCTACTGTTTTGGATGGTAGAACTTTTACTTGGGAACCAATAAACACCAATTCAAACGCACCACAAACACGAGCCACGGTTGCAACTGGAAACCCAACCAGGTCTGTGATGACTATTGTGTCAGACCAAGACAGGCACTTATTTCATTTAGGGACGGAAACAACAGTAGGTCAGCCAAGCACACAAGACAAAATGTTTATAAGATTTTCTGATCAGGAGGATATTACAGATTATGCTCCTACTTCAACAAATACTGCGGGAACTTTTCAATTAGATGATGGAACAGAAATTAGGGGAGCTGTAAAAGGTAAAGATTATATTTTTATTTTAACAGACACTGCAGCATACATATCACAATTCGTTGGACCACCTTTCACATTCTCAATAAGAAAAGTAGGATCTAATTGTGGTTTGATCGGTAAGCATGCTTTAGTTTATGCGGATGGTGTAGTTTATTGGATGGCTGATTCTGGAGGATTCTTTGCTTATGATGGTACGGTAAAAAGCTTACCTTGCACAGTTGAAGATTTTGTATTTACAACAAATAACACAGGAGATCTTGGAATAAGTTTTGATCAAGCTAAAAAAGTTTATGCTGGTTATAACACTTTGTTTGGAGAAGTTACTTGGTATTATCCAAAATCAGGATCTAATGTAATAGATAGAAACGTAACTTTTAATTACACAGAAAATGTTTGGACAACAGGCTCTCTAGCTAGAACAACTTATTATGACGCTCAACTTTTTGATCATCCATATGCCACAGAATATGACATTACTGGCACGCCAAGTTTTCCTAATATTAAAGGTGCTACTAACGTTAACGGAGCAACAACCTTCTATGAACATGAAAAAGGAGTAGATCAAGTAAATACTGCTGGCACTACAGCAATTTTAGCAAATATTCAATCCGGAGATTTCCAATTAGATCTACAAGGGCAAGGTGAATTTTTTACAAAGATAAGAAGGTTTATTCCAGACTTTAAAAGAATCACAGGTGATGCACAAGTAACTATTAATTTAAAAGATTTTCCTGTCGACACTGCAGCGTCCTCGCCTCTCGGTCCTTTTACTATATCTTCGTCCACACAAAAAGTAGACACAAGAGCTAGAGGTAGAGCAGCTAGTTTAAAAATTGAAAATACTGGTTCAGGCCAATCTTGGAGATATGGCACATTTCGAGCAGACGTACAACCTGATGGTAGAAGATAATGGCTAAGATTACTGCATATATTCCAGAGCCTAAAGAAACTTATCAACCTGAAAATCAGAGACAAGTTTTGCAATCTTTAGATACGGTAAAACAACAATTAAATACTTCTTACCAACAAGATTTAAAAAATGAACAATCAACTTTTAACTGGTTTATATCATGACAATACAATATAAAAATGCTGGTATTAATTTAAGCACAACTGATACGACTACTGTATTGACTTCACCCTCCTCAGCAAGATGTTTAGTTAAACAGATACAAATCGATAATGCATCTGGATCACCAGTAAATCTTT